TTTTCAATCTTGAGCACGATTTGCCCTCCTCTTTTTATACTGTTCAAAAGGACTTAGATTTTGATATCCTTCTTGTTCCTCCTTAAAAGGAAGTAAAGATATCAATCGACTTACGTCCTTATCAGTATGCCCATCCCATTCCTTGGCCGTGGTAACTTCTCGGCATTTGAATAGATCCCAGAATTTATCCTCATAATGGTAGGTGTAGGAGCCCTCAGGCGTCTCAATTCCGACTATGAACCATCCTCCTCCGAAACATGGCTCGCCATCAGAATGTTTTCTCGACTTCCAAGATATTTCTTTGAAACAATTGAATAATGCTACGGATAGCATAAGCCGTTGGGTGTACAGCTCATTGAACGTATGATATCCATCTGAGAAATCACCAATATCTTGTTCGCTCATAAATACGGCACGATCGTCCCAGTACTCATCGGCATATACCTTTCTTGGATCGCCATTAAACGCCTCGAGAACCTCTGGGAGATTTTCGTTTATAGCGTCAAAGTAAATATCGTACAGTTCACAAGCGGCAAGCGCGTCTTCCTGATATTTACCAACGCGATTTGACCAGAATATAGTTCTTGCTCCTTCTTCCTGTTCTTTTTTCAGGCGTTCAATGTTTTTTACGATTGGCTCCCCAATATCTGGGTATTTGTCGGTAAACAGCATTCCGTCAAAATCTACGGCAATTATTTTCTTTAATGTTTCCATTCGGTATTTCTCCTTTTCTGGCAGAAGCCATAATGTGTTCAATTGCGCCAACACTCTTAGCCGCCTCTAATCTAAATATAACATTATCTCCATAATTAAGATCTTTGGCGGCTGTTAGTGCGTCCTTCATATACTCTCGTGTTTCAGATGAGAGCGTTGTTAAATCGTTTTTCATAATTTACTATCTCCGCTCAGCTAACTCGGTTTCCAACTTGTCCATCATTACGTTAAACTCAAACGCAATAATATCGATTTTTGCTGCGGAAATATCATCCGGTGACATTCGACGAGAGACGTGATAACCGCTTCTGGATAGACGTAATTCGAGGCTATTCTCTTCTTCCGTTACTACAGATATGATGCCGATATTACATCCGTGCTTTGTCGCCTCATCAATCAGTTCCTGAATATTCATATTTTATCCTTTCTTCGAAATATAACCTGTGCGGTTACCAAATTCGTTGACAATACATGGCTGAGGGTTTGTGCAGGATGACTCATCATACTGACAGCCTAAACAGCCTCTATGCACTTCTTCTCGTTTTGCCCACATCTTGCAAACGTCTTCGTGTTCGCAACTAACCGTGTTAATTATCTGAGAAACTTCACTGTCAGCATATAAAGTATCGCTGTGTACATTAAGCGACATATATGGGCAATCTCGCAAACAAAACTTTGCAGGACGCTCATCAATTGTCATAGACATCTCTGTTAAACTCCTTTCATTTAAGTTCTTTAGCTTCTGGAAATTTGAGAAGATAACCTTCTCGACAGACGCCGATAGTTGCTCTACTTACATCTGTCCATCCATACTTATTATCGGTGAAGGTGCTTGGAATGCCAACCATATCATAGACGTCCGCAACAGTTGCCTGTCCGTAATCTCGAACAATTTCGGCCATTGTTCTAAGAACTTCTCTTGCTTCGATGCTTGTTTCAAATATAAATTCCGAGTTTGGTTTAGTCCTTCTTTCGGCGTACTTAGAATATGAGGTATAACTAACCGGTTTGCGCTTTCGCGGTTCTTTTTCGAGGGTTTTAGTTACCTCATTTAAAACCTCCGATAATGCCTGAATATCTTTTTTCTGTTGGATTCGCCTTCCGATATAACCGGAAATAACAGCAACTGCTGCAAGATTAATAACACTTTCAATTTTCATGGTGAGATTGGCTCCTTTCAAATATTAATTACCTATATAAGTCTTTAGTTGATAAAAGCAGATCAAGTTTAACGTTTATAGCCTTGTTTATTTCATCGTTGGAGACATTAGTAATTAACTTTAAATAATCTAAAGCCATATAAACGTCTCCGATTTCTTCAATTAAATGAAGTTTATCTCCTTTTCCACGAAGTTCTTTAGCTACTTGCTGCGATAACTCGGCTAATTCTTCGCAAACAATTACTAAATTTCTGGTTCCAGGTTTACCAATATACAAGTAATCAGGATCTAAAGACCGACTGATTTCTCCAAAATATATAGTAGAATCTATAGATCTATCTGCTACTTTGAACTTCTCTTCAAATATAGTTGCTTTCATGGTTAGGTTAACTCCCTTCCGAGAATATCTTTTACTAAAGCTGTATCTTCGGCCGTAAGTTCTTCCTTATCAAACAATTTGGCAAGAAGCGCCACAATTGCTCGAACTCGACATTCGTTTTTACGCTCTAGATTGAAGTTATAGAAGAAATTTAAAATCCCACAAACGTTTTCGGAGTCTTCTATAACCTCTCCATTATCGTCTAACAAAAACTCCGTAACTTTACTCATAAAACTGTCTCCTTACTTCATAAATTTTGGCTCGACGTCATAATTGATAACAAGGCAAGGCTCGTTTTCCTCAGTCAACTGGCTACTAAAAGATAACTCAACGAGCCCTTGATCAAGATCCCATCCAAGCTGATCTCCAAGTTTGGTGCCAGCAAGACCTAGTTCATAATATACATCATTCAAGCTTACCCACATATCGCTTAAGAAATTGCGATTGATTTCGTTGATGCTTCGCCGAATCTTCTCAATGTCTGACTTGAAATATCTTCCGCTTAAGCTATCATAGCAAAGAACTTCTCCTTTACCAGTGAATATAATCTCGTTTTCTCCAGGAGGATTCGATTTGATTCGATCTCCACTGATTTCATCACGGACCTTTAATTCTTTGCTTTTTCCGATAGTCTCAACAACTTTCTCTTTATACTCTCTGAAAGCCGCTTCTGTAAGTCCATAAACGGTCGCTAAAGCTGCATTTCGACGTTGGTTTATCGAATTCGACCCAATAATACACGCAGTCGTAGCTAGCCCCATACAGGCCGCTGGAATATAGCACTTCCAAGAACTTTTTATAGCTTCTTTTTTTGTGTACCCATAAGGATCTCCATCGTGGTTTATTCTGCTATCGGCTTTTATAATTTCAACCGCTTTTGGAGTAGCCTGAACCGCAAATATAGCTGTCGTAAATAATCCCCCAACGGCTAATCCAGTTAAAATGGTAGGACTATTTTTGGAAATTACTCCCCCGAGATTTTTTACAACTTTTGATATGCCTTTTTGTTTCATACTAGTTCTCCTTTTCATAAGATCAAGAAAGAAGTCTTAATCTTTTAATATTCTGGTAATACGTCTAAAATGTCTTTCAAATTAGTAAATATTAACTCGAACTCTCCGTCTGATTTTTCCTTTACATTAAACTTAATCTTGTTTTCATATTTCCATCCCATTCTCTGCCCAAAACGAGTTTCGGGTATTCCTAAACTTTTATATACATCATTCAGGAAGACGTAACCCTTTGCTTTTAGCAAATCGTTAAAATAGGTTTCCTGTGAGTTCAAGAAAATCTTATTATACGCCGGAGTTTTTGTCCATTGATAACTGTTTGAATTAAATCTTTTTGAGTCTCTCATAATAAAGCTCCTTTCAAAATATAAAAGAGAGGGCTAAAGCCTCTCTTCGATTTTATACTACAACTACATCTTTACTTAGCAATATGCAGACGTAGTCCTCTGGTTTAGGACCTTCTCTGAATATTGCAAACGACGATGAATTATTTGCATTCAAATCTAAGATTTCTTTAACTCTCTCTAGGTTCATGAAACTGTCTCTTGGGGTCCAACTGATAGTGCTTTTTCCTTCCAGATTTAACTCTTTAAGAATATTCATCCTGCACGCTTTATAGAGTTTCTTTGTAAGAATTACTCCTACAACGGTTCCTCCGATAATTGTCGTGCCGATCAATATTTCCTCTTTGTGTTCTTTCCAGAATTTTTTAATTTTCTCTTTCATGGTGAATCTCCTTTCAAATATAGTTTCATTATAAGCGGTGCAATTTCTGCGAGTTAGTCTTTTGCACAGGAATAGCAATAGAGTTTTCTTGTTCTTTCGTTTTCAACCACTGTTGTTGGATTTCCGCAAACAGGGCATCGTGAAGGATACTCTTCGGTTTTGGAACGAGTTAAGTTCTCCTCTACTTCAGGGATTATTTTGTTTGCTTTGTAAATTTGAATTGTGTCGCCGATTCCAACCCCTAGATCTTCGAAGAACTTAAGATTATGGAGATTAGCTTGTCTAACTGTTGTTCCTTCTAGCTCAACCGGTTCAAATATAACCACAGGAGTAATTAATCCGGTTTGACTTACACTCCATTTCATACCTTGAACCGTAGTAAGACGATGTTCATCTGGCCATTTAAAAGCCATACTGTGTTTTGGAAATCGAGCTGTAGAGCCAAGACTTTCTCCGTAGGCAATATTATCAAGCGCTAAAACAAGGCCGTCAACGGGGAACTCAAAAGTGTCAACTTCTTTTGTATAACGTTCGATTTCTCTTTTAAGTTCAAAATTAAGAACTTTACTGTTCGGAACAACCCTAAACCCAAAAAAGGATAAATATGCTAGCTGGGCCGTTCTTGTTGGTATCTCTGCCGCTTCTCCATCTGAAAATATAATAGAATGCGCTATAAAACTCATATATCTTAGAAGAACGCTTGGAGCTTTGGTAGTATTAATAATTCCAGCAGCAAGATTTCTAGGGTTTCTAAATTTCTCGCCTTGTTTTGTCTTTTTAATACGGTCAAAGTCTTTTAACGATAAACAGCCTTCTCCTCTAATAATAAGCTCGCCTTTTATTGGTACTTCTTGCGGAACGTTCCTCATACTCTTAGCGTTTTCAAATATAACTTTCCCAATTGCGCCATCGCCTCGAGTTAAAGCGTTCACTAATTGGCCATTACGATAGTGCAGCACAATGCCGATTCCATCAAGTTTCCATGACAGCATTCCTTCGTTTTCCCCTAGAAAATGCAGCAATTCGTCTATACTTTTAGTGTCTTTAAGACTCAAAATCGGCTTTTTGTGCGCCATTTTATACCCGTATTGTGGCGTAAAACCAACACTTCTTAAAGGAGAATCTGGTAATTGTTCACCTGTAAGCAATTCTAATGCCATTAATTCGGTGAATAATTTATCATACTCTAAATCCGATAGCGTTGGTTCTTCGTCCGTATCCGAATAATAGTTTTTTCGCGCGTCATTCAGTGTGGCGTTCAAATATATCATCCGCTTCTTCTGTGCTATTGTCATCTGGAATCGCTTCTCCTTTCATAAATGTTGATTTAAAATATCCAGTATCTTCTACGCGGTCTAAAATACTTTTTGGTACTCCAAAAGCAGCATTTACTTCCGATTTCAATCGATCAATCTTTTTTCCATGCTTACTTTCATACATCCGTTTATCCGCCTGTTTCATGGCTCGGCTAAGAGGTTCGTTTGGCAATTTAACTACTGTTCCGTATGATATGTTAGGCACAATGTTCATACTTAAAGAAGGAGGCGTACGATCAACACATAGAAATTCATCCCCTCCAAGACGGAACACCGCTTCGGATACCCGTTTAAGTTTTGAAGAGACATACTGTAGCAAATGATCTCCCGCGGCATGCCCCTGCATATCGTTTACCGGTTTGAGTCCATCTACGTCAACCATTGTTATAAATAACGCTTCCGAATCAAGTTGCCCACGCATCTCTTCAAGCATGTTGCGATTATACGTAGCTGTAAGCGGGTCCATATAAGCAAGGAAATATAATTCTTCTGTTGTTTTAGCCTGGAAGGTGAATCCAAGTTGCCCCGATAATGTTTGTTTCATAAATATAAACTCCTTTCAAGTATGAAATAAAAAGAAAGAGACCTATTAGATCTCTTTCAATGCATTGAGTCGTCTCTCAATGATTTTTCTTGTTTGTCTTTTTTCTTTTATACTGTCTTTGATTTTTGTAACTATTGGGTTTACAATTGCATGAATTGTGGTTCCTATGAGTAGTCCTGTTGCTACTGCTCCTATAACCGCAAACGTGTTAGTGTTTTCCATAATAATTCTCCTTTTCAAATTTAGTGTTTACTTCATTATAGCCTCTGTAATTTGTGCGAGAGAAATATTACTCGATTATTTGATGCTTTTCACCATTGCAAAATAGATTGGCGTCATTCACAGCCTCGTCAAAAGAATCAAACCCACACGATTTTATCGTCCAGTAATATTTTCCATCGCGGCAATAGATAGTAATATGCTGCGCTCGGAAGGCTAAAAGTTTCTTTTTTATTGCTTTTATTGGGTTTTTCATATTAAACGTCCTTTCAAAAAGTAAAGAAGGAGGCCGTTATGCCTCTTTCTTTTTAAACCTTTTCCTTATAGAATTCGTTAACTTAGTAACTCCTTTTACAACCGCTTCTCTATTCTCTGGAACTGCAAGTATTGCTGTCGCAGCTAATGTAGCTGCTGGAACAATGATTTGCCCAATCCAAAGTCTTACCTCTCGGCTCGCTTCAATTTGTTTATACGTCATTTTAATAATTCTCCTTTCAAATTAGGTTCTATTATAGGACATGTAATTTACGCGAAAAGAAGAAGCCGTTAAGCCTCTTCTTTGTCGATTTTCAGTGTCATATGTTCTGCCTTAAAATGTATCTTGATTTTTGTGTCCTTGGTGCATACGGGGTCAATTAATGGTCTTGGGATATCAAATTCCACGTCCACGTTTCGACCTTCGTATACAATCCCTCTTTTTATTATCGCTGATATAATCATGTCGGTGAGTTTCATAAATACGCTCCTTTCAAAATCGTTCTATTATAGGACGTGTTTTATTCGCGAATGATCTTACTAAACGTTCCGTCTTTATTATCAATCGTGGTTTCCTCGGGGATATTAAACTCTTTGTTTAAGAAGTCATGCGTAGCTATGGGCGGAAGGCCATATGCCGCTCGAATTTCGTTTGGAGAATACAACTTTTGCTTTGGCGCCATATCAATGTTGATGTCATCAAGTTCTGGCTTATGTTTATAAGTCCATATAGCACAAAGAAGATTCCATACAAAAGCTCTGTCATGAGGTTCGTCCGTATCTCCTCTTTCATGTTTAAGAAAATGACGCCCAGCAGAACTAATGTAGTAATGCAGGCCCATTCCCTTTTTCCAATTATTCTCTCCGTACTTAATAGCGCCCGACTCAAAATGCTTACTTACCTCTAGAATCAACGTATAAACGTCAACCTTCAATCTCTCGGCAAACGCGCGGATGGCTGAATAAAGAGTTTTTATGTCCTTCGTTTCCTTGAATTCTTCTATATAAGTTAATTCTGGCGCCGCAATGAATTCACCAACCACATCTAAAGGAAGAAGATCGCATCGTCCTTTTCCTACTTGTAAATCTCGTACGGCCCCAGAGTCAAACTCGGTTCTTGCTCCGCTATCTTTAAGAATAATTACTTCGTCTTCTTTTTTCGCGTCTTTGTCATAGCAGGCAGTACTACAATACGGACCCGCGTATATCGGATTTGCTTCTTTTCCGCATACCTTACATTTAACTCCCATTTTGAACCTTCCTTTCAGCTACTTAAAGTAGCAGCGCTCAGTGCTTACTGATGCGCTAAAAAATATTATACTGCGTTGTAATTTTAGCGACGCATAAATAAAGAGAGCGAGTACTTCCAGATCTGGTCGCCATGACCGCTGGTAGTAGTCTAATACTACAGTTTACCTCTTCTCTTCTATTATAGCCACTGTAATTTGTGCGAAAAGAAGAAGCCGTTAAGCTTCCTCTTTCTTGTTGACCTTCCTATCAATGGCGTTTACTATGGGTTTGGTCACCTTGTATAATACGTTTGCCGCTGCATACGCAACTGTAATTGCGCCTACAATGTAAATGTACTGCTCAAGATTTTCTTTAACTTTCATAATAATTCTCCTTTTAATTTAATAGATCTTCTATTATAGTCATTGTAATTTGTGCGAGCGAAAAATTAAGAAGCCATGCTTTTAAAAAGGAGAAGGCGTGTTGTTACACACGCCCTCTGATTACAAACCCTAATGCCTTGGTCGTTATGACGTTAGCTCGTTCATACCCAAGGATCAAGATAATCCCTAAAAGATTCCCTGCAATAACCGCTATGGTATCAGGACTGAGTTGCTTCTTTTTGCTTTTTAGCTCCTCTCGTCTCTCAATCAATGCGAGTACTTCAGCTACTTCTTTTTGGGTCTTAGCCTGGTCCATAAGTTGTTCTAACTGCTCGTCCATCAACCTCTCGACTTTTGTTCGTTTGTCTTTTTTGGTGGTGAATTTCATTTGCCTTCTCCTTTCAATTTATGTTCTATTATAGCATAAGCTATTCTTGCGAAGGGAGAAGGTTACGTGCCAGTGTTTGTAAGATCGGCGCTGGTGTCCACTGTGAATTTAACAGTACTCTTTGTTGCTAAGGTGTCAATTCCGGAAGTAAGTTCAAGCCGATAAATGTCCTTAGCAGGATCTGAGGTGTCGATTAACAGGACTCCGTCCGTGCCAACCTCCGGTAACCCAGTCAAACTTGTAAGCAGCGAATAGATGCCTGCCACGAGAGCAACCGAGACTACGTACGTCCAATTAATCTCATTAAAGGCGGCGCCTACGCTTATCATACCAAGCGCTGTTTGCGCAACGGTCTTAATCGCCCGGACACCAGCTGCGGATAACCATTCTAGTGTAAGTTTTGTAGTCATTTTCTTTTCCTCCTTAAATTGGTTTATCGTTCGGGTCTTCTTTGGTTTTAGTTTCGGTATGTGTTACCGTTGTGGTCATTGTGTCTACGGTTTCTGAGTCAACATAACTATCCATTTTCTTCTTTACAACGGTCTTAAAAATAGATAATCCACCAACCCCCGCGTCCATTAAGTTTTCAATTATTGAAAGGACATCACGTAAAAACATTAATGTAAATACAATTTGCATGAACCAAGTTGATAATGCCGAAATTGGGGCTATCCTATATGCAAACCCGCATATGATTATCATTACCCCAAAAACAAGTAATTTGTCAGTTGTTCCTTTGTAGAAGGCGCAGCTATTTATTGCGTGCCCTCGAATGGCTTTCATAAAACTGTGGTTTATTTTTGCTAACGAATATAGCTTGGTGACTAAATCAAGAGCCATCATTCCTAATACTGCTCCGGCGGACGTTAAATAA